TACTGTAGGACAGAATCAACATATAAAAGTAAAGACAAATCAATATATTGATACTACTGGAAATTTACACATTAAAACAGAACAGGATAATAGACTAACATCCACTAGCGGCAATACTTTTATTAACAGTAAAAAAGAACATAGAGAAACAGCAACTTATGTTCATATGAATGGCCCTGTCGCACCAGTTGCAAGTCCTGCCAGTGAAGTTCGAACTTTAACTGTAAACACATTACCGAAGGTAAAACCAGGCGGACAAATATCAAGTGTTGAAAGTATACTTGCAAGGTCACCACAACATGAGCCTTGGCCTCATCATGAAAATTTAGATCCGTTGTCGTTTAAGAAAATTCAAACAGATAGAGACGCACCTGGAGCACTTCCTAGTGCAGATCGTGTACTTACTCCTGATACATTTAACAAGAATTTACAAGGCAGAACATCTAGTGCAATTGTACAAGGCAGTGGCGGCAATATCAGTACAGGAAATGCATCGCGTCCAGGAGGTAATGGACAGCCAGGTGTACCACCGGGTAATTATAATAGTGATTATACGTTTGATTCTAATATTGGCGCACTAAGTGAACGGTATGAGTCTAGAGGCAATCCTGCAATTATAGGATGGGATAGCACCGGCGGTTGGAGTTACGGAAAATATCAATTAGCAGCAAACACCGGATCGTTAAATGAATTCCACAATTGGTTGGCTACTGCTCATCCTGATTTAGAATCGCAATTAGCAGCAGCAGGCGGGCCTGCTGGTGCAAGAGCAGGAACAGATGCATACAAAGCTGCATGGGCACAGGTTATGGGAACAGCCGCAGGCAGCGCAGCACAAAGCGAATATGCAGGGATACAATACTATCTTCCTGGCATTAGACGAATTAAAAATGGAACAGGACTTGATCTCGAATTACGATCTTCAACTGTAAATCAAATGGGTTTTTCTACATCAATACAACACGGCGCTGGAGGTGCATCAAGCGTGTTTAGAAATGCATTAGAAACTTTAGGGTATCCGCCAAACACTCCTACCGCAACAGAGCCTACTGATGCTGCACTAATTAGAGCAGTTTATGCCCAACGACGAGCAGGAAACGGTGCAAGATATTTCCCCAGTAGTACACAAGCAGTTAGAAATAGTGTTGTTAACAGATTTCACAATGAAGAAGCAGATGCACTTAGAAGTTTAGAACAAGAAATTGCAGAAGCACAAGCAAATCCTCCAACAGCAGAACCTACAGATAATAGTGCTGCTACAAGATCAGTTACACCTACAAGTAATGCACAATAATTAAGGTAAATATAGTATGAGCCAATTAGAAAAAAACTTATATAAACGTGTAACAGTAAACTCTACAGCTCAAACAGCATCTACTGGAAGAAAATACAGAGGATTTTCAACAGTTGCTGATGCTAAGAGTTTTAGTATATACGATTTTGAACTAATTAAACAAGATTTAATTAATCATTTTCATATACGTCAAACTGAAAAGCTAAGTGATCCTACATTTGGCACAATTATTTGGGATATATTATACGAACCGTTTACTATTGAAGTACAAGAAGCTATAATTGAAGACGTAACACGTATTATTAATTATGATCCTAGAATAAAAGCTGATGATATTATTATTGATACTTATGAACAAGGTATACAAATTGATTGCACAATTATAGTTTTGCCATTTGGTATAACAGATCAATTACGTTTTAAATTTGATAAAGAAAACGGCTTGCTTCAGTCTTAAAATTAAATACGCACTTTTTCCTATAAGATAAATATTATCAGTAAACAAGGAAATGCACATGTCTTCAAATGATAGACAGTCAAGGCTACTAGTAGCTGAGGACTGGAAAAGAATTTACCAATCATTCCGTAACGCTGATTTTCAAAGTTATGACTTTGACAATCTACGCCGTACGATGATCAACTACTTACGTCAGAATTATCCAGAAGATTTTAACGACTATATTGAGTCTAGCGAATATCTTGCACTAATTGATATGATTGCATTCCTTGGGCAAAACTTATCATTCCGTATTGATTTAAATGCTCGTGAAAACTTCCTTGAAACGGCAGAACGCAGAGAAAGCGTATTACGTCTTGCACGTATGCTGTCATATAATCCTCGCAGAAATCAAGCAGCAAACGGTTTACTAAAATTTGACACAATTAAAACAACTGAAAATCTATTAGATTCAAATGGTTTAAATCTAGCAGGAATTACAATTAAGTGGAATGATCAAACTAACACAAATTATTTTGAACAATTTACAAAAATACTAAATTCAGCATTACCGCTTTCAAATTCAATAGGCAATCCTTTAAAATCTGCACTGATTGCAGATGTTCAAACACAAAAATATCGTTTAAATGCTACAAATACAGGGCAAGCAATTTATCCGTTTACTAAGCGTATTGAAGGCGTAGGCACACGTTTTGAAATTGTAAGTACTGATATCATAGATGACAGTATTTTAGAAGAAGCACCTTTACCAGGTAATAGTCCTGCGTTTCTATTTAGAGATGACGGCCAAGGTGCAGGTAGTTCAAACACTGGATTCTTTATGCATTTCCGTCAAGGTAAGCTTGAAACAGGTAATTTTAATGTTTCCAATCCAACACCAAATCAAGCAGTGCAAATTGATGCTGAAAATATTAATGACAGTGACGTATGGCTATTTTCATTAAACAGTGCAGGATTTGAAAATAACGAATGGACAAAAATTGATGCCGTAGAAGGCAACAACGTTATCTATAACAGTTTGTTTAATAAAACTAGAGATGTCTTTGCTGTAACTAGTCGCATTGGAGATAGAATTAATTTAAACTTTAGTGACGGGGTTTTTGGTAATTTGCCTTCGGGAAATTTTAGAACTTATTATAGAACTAGTAATAATACAAGAAGTGTAATTACACCTAGTGCAGTTGGAACAGTAAGTATTGATATTCCTTATCAATCAAGAACTGGTGCACAACAAACACTTACTATTGGGTTTAAATTAAATTATACAATTAGCAACGGTACTGCTACTGAAACTAATACAGAAATTAAACAAAATGCACCTGCAACTTATTATACACAAAACAGATTAATTACAGGTGAAGATTATAATATTGGTCCTCTTGCTATTAGTCAAGATATTATTAAGACTAAAAGTTCAAACAGAATTTCAAGCGGAATAAGTCGTTTCTTTGATTTAAAAGATGCTAGTGGAAAATATTCAAATACTAGTTTGTTTGCTGATGATGGTGTGCTCTATAAAGAAGAATTTGTAGAAAAGCAGTCTTTTACGTTTGCAACTCAAACAGACATTGAAGGTGTTATATATAATACAATTGAAGGTATTTTAAGTAGTGTAAACGCTCAAAACTTTTATCTTGCAAAATATCCAAAAATTATTGTTAGTGACCTTAATGCATCGTGGCTACAGTCTAGCACTAGTACAAATCAAACTTTAGGGCTACTTCGAGATATTGATGAAAATCCTTATAACGTAGGTTCATTTACAGCTAATAGTTTACGTTTATTAGAAGCAGGAACTATGTTAAAATTTGTTGCACCAGAAGGCAAGCACTTTATGCCTGATGGTACGTTAATGGACAATAGTGGAGTTGTAGATCATTTAGGAAAAACAACATACAAATGGGTAAAGGTTATTTCAGTAACAGGTAACGGGACTGTTATTGACGAAGACGGAATTGCGCCTATTGTAGTTAATGATGTATTGCCTTCTGATGCAATACTACAACAAATTGTTCCAAACTTTTCTAAAGTATTAATTAATGATATAAAAACACAATTAATTGATCAAGTTTTTGAGTACAATGATTTTGCGCTGCGTTATGATCAATATGATAGACAATGGAAAATAGTACTAGCAGAAAACATTAACACTCTTAATAAGTGGGCACCAGGTAAAGCAGGTGATACAACAGGTGAAAATCTTGATGCAAGTTGGATGTTATATTTTAAAACTGACGGAGAAAAATATACAATTACATACCGTAATTTAAGATATGTAATGGAAAGTGCAGACGAGATTAGATTCTTCTTTGATGCAGCCGATAAAATTTATGATCCGGACACTGGTCAAATTGTTAGAGACAAAATTGATATTTTAAATATTAACAGAAAGCCTGGCGAACTGATTCCGTTTACTAGAGATTTTAGCTGGACAATTACTGACGCATACAGAGATGTAGAAGGATACTTAGACAGTCGTAAAATTCAAGTACAGTTTATTG